ATATATAATCATATCCTAATTAATTGCAAGTAATTATTTTAAATAAGTTGTGGATAACTTTTTCACACAAATCTCTGTACCCGCATCCGGCGTCCCCAGCTCAGGGCCACCTGTACCCTAGTCCCGTTATCCGTTTGCGGTAATGGAGAATGGAAAATGGAGAACGACCCACAGCCCACGGGCCAAGAAATACCAGAACGCTACGACCAGCACAACGCTGCAGGCTTTGCCGATGCCAAGGGGCAGCCTCGTGATGGTAAATGTGACCAGCACAATGGACATCGCCCCAATGGCAAAAACTGCAAGAAAGGAAGGCAACTACCCTGCTGCCTCATCTTCTTTCTCTGCGATAATCTCCCGACACACATCTTCACATGCCCACCACGCCAGCAGGTTCCTGAACTGGTCATGAGACCCAACGGACTTTGCTCCGTTGAATGATGCGATCAAATGGAGAATAGATGCTTCGCCCATGTCACACGACATTTGATCCAAGCGATCCCAGATCTCTCCTTCGAACTTCTCATAGAATGCACAACTGTCTGCGTAGTATATCAACTCTGACACAATGCCCGACTGGCAGCCTTCCAGGATGACGTCCGCAATCTGTCCCTCTTCCAGGTTGTTTATGATCCAATCCTTAATGGAGTTTTCTTTGAACTCAACTGGCATCACGCTTCTCCTGCCAGCTCACGAACCAGGGACAACGGACCCAGCCATATTTGTTTAATAGTAAATGGACAATGTGATCGTATTTATAATTATTCATCTTCGCCTCCTTTGTTAAAAGGGAAATGTCAATCCTGATCGGACTCGTTATCATTTCCCTTTTGTTTGCGATTCAGGATCTCGAGTCATTACGGCAACTACCTGAATCTAAGATATACAGCCCTGGTGTTTTTCCGGTCCAGCTTAGCTGTACTGATATCCTATAATATATATAGTCCTAACATGTTGGGATGTCAAGAGCTAATGTAATTTTTTTTACCAGCAGGTTTCGCCGGGTGTCATGACTGGACACATACTAGGTCTATGTTGATCGTTGATCGGCAATGGACAATGGAAGTTGAGTGGCGACCCGAGGACGTCAGGTCGCCGATTTGTTTTGTGTTTGGCTAACAAAAACAAAGAAGGAATATTTATCTAGTAGCAGAATCCAGCTTCGCTGTCAACTCACACTGGTCTGCAGACCAGCTCCACCTGCTGCCTGGGATGCTGATCCGGCCTCGTGTGTAATGGGCAATGGATGATGGTAGTGAGGTAATGGACTAATGGAGTTTGGTACTTACCCTGCCATCAGGAGTCCAGCTCCCGAGAATGTGCATCAGGAGATCCCAGCCCTGAGTCCTGGATCCGGGCGTAATGGAACATAGGTGAGGTTTATCGGCAATGGATGATGGATCACGGACAATGGAACCTGAGAATAATTTGATGCTCTTCGAAAGAGGGTCCTTGGCAAGTACAAATACAGGGCATCCTTCAGAATAATGCCTGTTAATCCACGCAATTTGATGTGCAGAGAAGTTAAGTTTGTTATTATTTATTATTTTGAGCTCTAGCCAAAACGGTCGTCGATAGAATCCAAATAAATCTGGAATACCCAGTCCTGATGTAGCTTCAATTCTTGTCCAAATGATTGATTTTGTGTTATTTTTTAATTGTTTCCAGAGATTCTTCTCGTCTGCCATGTTGTATGACCCAGCACCTTTCTTCATCTAAATCAACCATCAATAACTCAACCCTTAATTTCTTCTGTAATGGAGTCAATACTCGGTTAATTCTTTTGCCTTTTTTCTTTCCTTTTGCATACTTCAAAGACGTTTTTACGTCGTACAAATGGACTTTACCCTTCTTGTCAATGGCAACAAGATCAACACAGCCTGTGTCATGAATCGTCTTGAATACCAGATTCCCCTTCTTCAGCAAGTAAGTCATCGCTAGACTCTCCGATAAGTGTCCCTTCAGATGCGTCATGGTCAATAACTTCAGGCTCGCCAGGAATGGATAGCTTTTTTCTAAGTTCAATTAACTTCTCCTCAACCTCTCCAACTGACATAGAATCGATCGTGCCGTGCATGACTTCTTTCCTGTCAACATAGAGTCCAGCCGCCATACCTCTATACTTTTCAGCAGCAATTGCTCCAGTATAGTTACCAGCGGCCTCAGCAGAATCTCTCAACTCTGCTAGTTTTTGTATGTGTGATTTATAGGAAATGGAGTATCTCCTGTTCAGTTCAGCCCTTCTTCGTTCTATTTCTTCAACTACATGAGGATAGTATTTGGGGTTCTGTAATTGACTTGCAATGACCGTAGCACCAGATTCAGCGTATCCAGCGTCCAAAGCACATTGTCGTGCACTCTGAATTGTGCCCTTTTCGATGAAAATATTGACAAATTTCATCTGTTTTGGGGTTAATTCTAGTGTTTTTACGTTGTTTTCAGACATGTTTTTTGTGTCCATTGTGCAGTTTATTGTCAAAAAAGCTATATTTTTCAACAAACTCTGTTCCTTTGTTCCCTCGCAGTTTTTTGCCAGGTAACAACTTAATTACGGCTAAAAGCCCTGATATATATATATTTTTACAATATTGTAACTCTGTAACCCGATTTCTCAAAATTTTTACAAGTTTAGATTTAATTTCTGTAGAATAATATATATAGTTTTGTTTATGAGATTGGTCCGTGTTTCGTGGTTCGACACTATTGAACATCCAACCGGTTGGTATGAAGCCGATGATATCAAAGATCTTGAAGACGCTCCCTTGGTTCATAGTTATGGCCTCATCCTCAAAGAAAATGAAAAAACAATTACATTAATCGCAGATCTAATACCGTCAGATAAGACTTTTGGTCGGGGGACCACGATCCCTAAAGGAATGATCAAAGATATCAAAGACATCTCAGTTATAGACTAGCAACTCCACCTTGGGCCATTGGCACACCCATCAAAGCCATCTGTCTTGAATAATCAGGACTATTACCTGAGTTATAATGAAAATTAAAAATAGCAAGTTGTGGATCTGTAAGACCCTGTTTAAATGTTGCTAATTCGTCAGTCGCACCCGAGGATACATTCGACGCTTGATCTGAAGTAAAAGGCTTACCTGTAGCTATCTCAAAAGCTTTTTGATAAGTCATTCCAGGTTGTTGCATAAGCATTGCATATTGTTGTTGTGCTTGTGGTCCAGCAGCTTGTAATTGTCCACCAATATTTCCTGGATTAAATGTATTGGAAAAAAAATTTGAAATCCCACCAAGAACACCTTTTCCAAATTGCATCATCGGTGTTCCTTTTTCCGCCAGGCCAGACAAAATACTTCCAATACCACGACTCATGTCACCAAGTAATTGACCAAAAGTGGGAGCTTGCGCCGTCATGTAAGGAGCTTGCATTGATAGAATTTGTCGACCTTGAGCATCACGGACAACACTATCTCCTCTGTTTTGAAATTTATTAAAAAGATTTGTGCGATCTAAATATCTTTGAATATCAGCAGACCGTTTGTATTTCTGTTCTATGTTTGCAACTTGGTCAATAAATTTATCTTTACCGCCAGCTTGTTGAAACATTTTTTGCTGATCTTGTTGACTATAATTTTTAAAAGAGTCACCACCAGGAGTGTAACTACCCTTGTTACCAACATCACTAAAACCAACTCTTTTGGGTTGTTGAGCAGCGGGTTGATTAACCGGTTTCTTTTTACCGTATCCTGTAAAACCTTGAAATGCCATTATCTTCTCTTTCTCATAACCTTAGATTTACGAACAGAACCACCGGCTTTTACATTGTATGTTTTAGGCCTTTTTGGTTTTTTAAATCTTTTAACAAGATCTTGCACATCTTTTGCTAAACCAGTGACAGGCCCGTCTAACATTCTAGTGATACGCTTTACTATAAAATCTTGAACCGGATAATCTCCTTTTGGCATTTACTTACCTTTTCTGTTCTTCATCATTTCTTTTGCTCTTTTAATGTCAGCAACAGAAAGTCTTCCTGATGTTTTTAATTTTTTTGCAAGTTTCATTGCTTGACCTGACATTGCTGCACCGGACATACCAGCACCTTTGATTGTGCTTTTTGCAGCTCCAACCATTGGTCCCATGCCTTTTAATTTTTGTCTACGCATGTTTTCAGTTATTCTTTTTAAAGGTGCGGGCATTTTGCCTGGTTTTCTTGGTGTCAATTTTGCTTTTGTTCTGCCACCCATTGCACCTGGTGACATGCCTAAAGTCTTTTTACCTTTTGCTGTTTGTTTGAGATTCTCAAACATTTTTTTTATTCTACCTTTACGAGTTGTTTTACCTCGTGCGGCTGTTGGTTTTGTTGCCATTGTTTTGCTCCTTGGTCCGTGGTTAATAGTCTTCGTACCACTAGGAGCATAACAAAAATAAATGTCAAGAGCAAAGATATATTGACTTTTAAAATCGAACTTTGATAGGGTAGCCGATACGCACTAATTCAAATGAAGGAGGTAATCATGGAAGAATTAAACAAAAAACTTGAGGAAGCGTACCTCGTCATTGCCTATTTACAGGCACAATTGGCAGAACAAAATAAGAAATAATCTAGGCGGTTTGTGGGCTTTGACCATAGTGCAAAGCCTTACTACCCCTGGTAACTATCTCATGCCATTGTTCATGGGTGAATTCATCTTTACTTCCGTCTCTGTAAACAACCCGATACATTAAACTTTCTTTCATCTCGGGAGGTTCTGAGATTTTTGTAAAGATCTCCACAGCCTTTACAATATCTTTTATCATTTTGGGAAACTTAGCACATTTCCTTCTTTAAGTTTACTGATTTTTTGTATTATTAGCCGTCTCGTCGCCTCACGTAAATCCTTAGAATCATTAACTAATTCATGATCCCATAGGTCAGCGCAAGCTCTGAGGGCCTCTACTTTCTCTTTGTTATTGTTAAAATGTTTATCATCGTGGTCAATAAGATCTAAGACCATGCGTCTAGATATTAAAGACTCGATGTCTTCGGTCATCATGGATATGTTCATGATTAGATTCTAGTAAAGAATTTGGGTTTGTAAAATAACTTTTACCCATAATTTTCTCTATTTTCTTACGTTCTCGACGTCGTTTATCACGTTGATAAGCGTAGCGAACCGACATACCTCGACCGTCTTGATGTTCGTGAATTGGTCTGTGTTTCATGATTTCTCTCCTGAAGTCCTACCGTCTGAGATGTAGCGAGCGGAAAGGCACACCTACTACAACTCACAGCTTTTCACTTGATTCCGGCGAACCAAGCTATCCATCTGCCTTAACCGAACTAGACGGCGTAGTCGGAACTTGTTACTTGGTGACTTGTACACCATGTGAAAACATTGCATGATTGGGTGTAGGATCTGCATTTTCTTTTTGATCCTCTAACCACTTTTCGTATTCTTCATCCTCTAGTGCTTCCACACCTGCTAAGTAGCCTTCTAAATAAGCTACAGTCGTAGGTAATGAAAAATTTGTGGTATCGTGTTTCATATAACTAATCGCATTAAA